CATTTCATAAGGGAATATATAATGAATTTGGAAAATGGGGTGGCGGAACTGTAATGGTACAACGCGATCGACAAGGTAATGAATTGTTTAATCATAGAAATCTAAACAAGATGAAGCTTGGAAAAAACGTTATAAACAATGACGTTACCAACGAAGGATTCTACCATTCTCACATAAACGAATTGAAATTACTAATGAAAGATAAAGTATGATCAGCTATTGCAGTAATATAACATACCCAACTGAATGGGGATTCAAACGAGAACCAGCCAGGCCAGTAGATTTGCGGATAGATTACTGTGGCGGTATGAAGTTCGATGATAATTTCGATTGGGATAATTTATGGTATGATGCTATACAAATAAATGATAATATAATCGTATTAATTGGCCCGCCACTGTATGATACTAAAAATTGGCTAAAGACAAATGCACAATTTGAAGATGAAAATAACAACACTCTATCATTTAATTTTATTGAATTAGATAGAGTATGCTATACTGTATTGGCAACAAATGTAGTAACTAATACAGTAACTTTACTTACACCAAATACCATTACAAATATTAAAATTAATAAAAGTGAAAACGAATTTAAAAATAAATCAGTTATGGTTACATTGCAAAAGAATAATCCAATTGAATTGATTCAAGAATTTATAAACTATCATCATAATGTACTAGGTGTAGAAGGGTTCTTAATATATGATAATAATAGTACCGACTATGATATTATTAAACTAGAATATTCATTAAAATTAACTGGTGCAATTATACAAGTAGTCAATTGGCCATATCCTTATGGTCCACAAGGAAGTGATTTTGCACCATGGGATTCTGATTTCGGTCAGTATGTAATGCTAGAACATGCTAAACTTCGATATCTTGGTAATGCAGCATTAGTATTAAATAATGATATCGATGAAATGGTAGTTACTAAAAATATAACTCTACGAGATATTACTAATTATTTAACAAACGGAAATGTACATTGCTTAAAATATAAAGGAATTTGGATTCAGCCATTTGATATAATACGTAAAGAATCTGCTGATATTATACCATTTAAACTTAGAGATGTCAGAAATTATTATTGTACTGATCCAAATTATAAAACAGGAATTGGATATAAATGGATGCTGGTTCCTAATAATATAACTATGAATCAACAATGGTTGGTACATCATATCAATGGCCAAATGATTGAAAGTAATCAATTATCTTATCGACATTTTTTGAGCCATAATACAAATTGGTCATGGAAGAGAGATAAATTCATTGGAAATGTTAATGATTTAATTATTGATCAGTTATTATTAGACAAATTAAATCAAATGTAATTAATTAGATTTAGATTTACATTTCATTGTTTCTTTAAATTTTGCTATCCTAACTGCTTTCTTTTCAGGTGACTCTAATGCGCGCCTCAATCTACTATTGTCACTTATTGCTACACGATCTTCTATAGATTTATTAGCCCATGTATTATTAAATTTAGTTCTTCTGGTTATTTTAATATCAATTGATTCATTTTCACGTAATTGTTTATGAATAAATCTGATTTCATTTATTTTATCTTCTGAAAATGATTCCCACATTTCCAATGAGCTTTCACTTTTATCTACTATAGATTTTGGATTATTGTTATAAAATAATTTCATAATAATACTATGATTTTCAGCCAATAATTTCTTTTTATCATCTGGCCAATTATCAACTGTTACTTTCCTTTTAGATTTAATTTGATCTTTTTGATCTTGTGTTAAATTTGCATATACATCTTTTGCTTTTTCAATTCTATTCATTTTTTCTTCTAATGATTCTTCTATATAATATGTGGTTCTAATATCACTACAAATTTTACTAAATGCATCTTTTTGTTCTTGTGACCAATTTAATTTGGTATTTTTCATTTTTTCGAATCTGGCAATTTTAATATCTTCAGGCATATTATCCCATTCTTTTTGTACTCTGTTTCTAATTTTTTCTATAACTTCATTAGAATCACAAATATTTCCGCCTCCTTCTGTCATATTATAACCATTACAATCATCATAATTAATAAATGATCGATATTTACGAATAAAATGTGTTTCCATTATATTAAATGTATGATTTTTATCATTAGATTGATATAAAATTTCCCATTTAAAATTTTCCCAACCATAAAGTCTGATTGCTCTATGAAAATATAATGCTGAATTTTTTATTAATGCAGCATTATAATGTTCTTTAACTCGTTTTTGAAAATTAGAAGAATATCCAATATACACTTTATTATTAAATAAATTTGTCGCCATATAGATTCTATAAATATTCATAATACACCATTTTATATTGTATAATTATAACACAATCAATATCTGATAGATAAATTCAAAAAGATTTAATATGGAGAAATTTAATGAAATTATTGTGGGTAGTTCATAGATATGCGCCTTATCCAGGTGGGTCTGAATATTTCGTGCAAGCGATGGCGGAAGAAGCCAAATCAAGAGGGCATGAAGTAGCTATATTAGCAGGTGAGCATAAGGGTGATTACAACGGCGTAAGGGTATCAAACGATGCAAATATATTGCTTCTAAAATGGGATCTTATTATTGTGCATGGTGCCGACGTTGCTGTACAAAACTTTGTATTACAAGTTGCAAAGGATGTACCTTCTCCTATGCTTTATATGTTGATACTTCCTAGTAATAGCCCAACGGCCTTGAAGGCATTAAATGATTGTGCTTATCTCGGATGGAGTACATTGAATGATCTCAATCATATTAAAAATAACAATGTAGCTAACAAAGCCGTAAATGTTCGCCACGGAATAAAGTATCAAGAAAGTTTAGGTGCTCCTGGATTCAAAGCTAACCACAATATTACATCGAAAATGTTTCTAAGCTGTGGCGGATATTGGTCTAATAAGAAAATGATAGAATTAGCAGATGTATTTGTACAAGCAAATATACCAGATGCTGTTTTAGTTACAACCGGATACGACAATAGATCAAATTTAATGCCAGTTGCTATTCCTGGTAAAGTAATACCATTATTAATAGATGACAAAGCAGAAGTATTGAGCGCAATATCTGAAGCTGATTGTTACATAATGCATAGTGATCAAGAAGGATTTGGATTAGTAATACTAGAGAGTATGCTTAATAGAACTCCTTGGATATCAAGACATATCGCTGGTGCAGCAAAACTAAAAGAATTTGGAAAAACTTATCATACTGATGATGAACTAATTAATCTATTACAAAATTTTGAGCTAACTGAATTTGATCTAGATGCTGCTGAACAACATGTTCTTAATAATCATTTGATAAAACATACAATTGACGATATAGAAGCTACAGCTACCAATGCAATAAATAAAAGGAGTAAACCTAAGGGATAACAAACGTGCGTGTAATAGAACTAGCATCACTTCTATTAGAAGGTGGCAATATTTTCAAAAATGTCGACGGCACTGTACTAACACAACGCATAAATCGATCAGACATTAAACCAACAATACAATGGCTTGAACAAATAACAGGACTTCCCTTACTTGGTAACACATTGGGTTCTGTAGGTAAGAAAGAATCAAGTGGTGATTTAGATATTGCAGTTGATCAAAATGCTGTTTCAAAAGATGAACTTATAAAGAGATTAGCTAAATGGGTTAAAAGTCAAGGTAATGATCCTAAAGACTGGGTTAAGAAATCAGGTATATCAGTACACTTCAAAACTCCAATCAATGGTGATACTAACCAAGGCTTAACGCAAACAGATTTTATGTTTGGCGATGATATTAATCATATGAAGTTTGGATTACATTCAGCCGGTGATCAAAGTAAATTCTCAGGTGCTGATCGTAATTTACTTATGAGTAGCATCGCTAAAAGTATGCCAGGAGACTACAAATACAGTTGGCAAAAAGGATTAATTGAACGATCAACTGGCAATTTAATAACTAAAAATCCAGACTTAATAGCACAGATTTTACTTGGTGATAAAAATTACAGTAAAACTGATTTAGAAAGTGTTGAATCTATTATGGAAGCTCTCAGAGGTGATCAAAGTAGACTTAAACTTCTTTCAGATTTGGCAAATAGTTTATTAAGTGCTGAAAACAAGAAACCGGGCGACATACGAACTGATGCCGAAGAAGCTGATAGAATACACAAGATAATGAGTGCATAATATGCGTGCTTTTAATTTCATATGTAATGATATAAAACTCAATGAAGCCCATGCACCTGGTGCTATCAATTCTGTCAGACAAGCATTAGAAATAGGATTAGTAGGTCAGGCATTGCATGATATAAATAGTTTTGAACTAAAAGTAGAGAATACTCCTGGCTTAGAAGAACTACTAAACAAATATAAAGATGTTATACTTAAATTTATATTAACGAAATTCAAAGATAGTTTAGGGTTTTATGGTAATTGTATGTTTATTGTTGGCTTAATTGATAGATTAAAACATACAAACATAAATTGGTCAGAAATACAAATAATAGAAAAAAGTATACAAATAGAAGTTAAAAGAATACTAGGAGACGGTCTTAGACTACTATGATATTAAGCTTTCTTAGCTCTACCCAATGCTAACTTATCACTTACTTTAGTATCACGTATATCCTTCTCACCAGACTTAGTAATTTTACCAACCGATGCATCTTTCATTTTCTGTAATGCTTTCTTAGAAATTGCAACAGGGGCCTTGACAGATTCAACAGTAGTTAAATCTTCTAATAATTTACCCATTTCTAAGATATTTCTTACGTAACCCTGTTTTATTTCCAATTTACTTCTCAACTGAAGTAATTCCATTGGTTCATCAGACCCAAATTTATCAATTAATTCATCACTAGTGGGTTGACCAAATATTTTCAATATTGCTCTATCAGGAACTACTTCAACCGTAAATTTAATATCTTTTACTAAGTTGATTAGGTTATGATCAATTTTCAAAATTTTATAACCACCAGCTAATGCACGATCAAATTTAACTAATTCGACCTCAGAATCACCAATGGCATGTCTGACTATACCTTTAACAAGTTTTTGTATAAAATGTGCTTCTGTTTTTGGTCCTTTTGATAGTTGGTCTTTGATTTCTGGACCAATGTCATTTTTGTATATAGTAGATATCACGTCGTGATTATATTTTGCTGCTTCAACCCCTAATTTTTTAGTAAATTTAGAAGCATGTTTAGTAATATCTATATCAAACAAATCACTTATAAAGTTTTGGAAATTTTCGAACCTATGACCACTAATTTGCCCAAATTGTCTAACTCCCATTGATTTCAAACTTATAAGCTTGATAACGGTACCGTTGATTCTTAATGACAGATCGGCTTTTGTACCTTTGTTATCGCTTATTCCATCTGACACAATTTCGATTAAATTGTTCTCATCGTTACTAAGCACTATCTTAATTGCATTTGAAATACCTTCTTGTTTGCTGTTTACATACAATATAGCCGAATTGATTAAACTTTTAATTTTTGGGTCAAGCGTTTCTCGATTTTTAATTATTGTAACCAATGGACCAAATTCGTTGTTACTAAGTTTCAATACAAATAATACCTGGTCTTCTTTACCTGAATCATATGATATTACATTTTCATACGTACCCATAACAGCACTTGATGATTTACCAATAGCTTTAGGGGTCATTTGGTACAATACATTACCTACATCAGTAAACTCGATTTCTTCACCTTTTTTTATGAATTTAGCTGTTAATGCTGCGCCAAGAATGCCTTCGGCCATTACTCCCCCATTGATATTTGACTTATCTTTGAAATCAGCATTCTTTGCTAATGCGCCAAGTGGTACAGTCTGGTCACTATTTGACAATTTTACAGGTTGGCGTA